GTCCTATTGCAGGAACCCACGGAACATGCTTTGTTACGTGCCCGTCGCTGACGGGTAAGTGGATTCCCACAAATTCGGCTCTGCCTGCAACTATGCATTTCAGCTTCGCGCTGTATCCTATCGACTCTTGGTTTGATATTACAATGCCACAATGGCCTGAATTTCTGGCGTCAGAGAGCTCTCTCGAAGAGCCTCCGACTAGATCATCCCCCTCGCAAAACACGCGAAGGAGGATCTCACGTGATTCAACTGGTCCATCTGAGGTGAAATACAAAGGCACGGACTGGAAAACCCAAGGGTGGGCATTTTTGTGGCCAGTCGGAAACTGGCAACAAAATCTGCCAACGCCCTTTCCGTGCATCACCTGCATGAACAGCGTCTCAATGTCTTCGACAACCGAACATAAAAATCCTGATAGTTCATTCAGGAAGTTTACTCCGCTGGTGAAGACCCAGCCGGAGTCAAGGAATAGGTCTTTCCAGGTGACCGTCATCCTTGGCTTTCCGGCTGAGTATTCTGATTTGAGAGAAAAGCTCAGTTGCATGCCGTGGGCTACATCCCACGACAACTTGACCGCCTGCAAGGTTACAAACTTTGCTGCAAGTTTGTGTTCTATGACATGGCCAATGTGGCACAACATTCCGTAGCTGTAAGACATCAGGCCTTCTCCGCTTTTGCTGCAGCGGGTCGCGAACTCCATTCGTTGTTGGTCGAGTTCAATCAAACATGTGGGGTCGGTGCGCCCAGGAAAGGGCAAACCTAACTCACGGATGATGTAATCTACAACTTGAGTTCTTGACCTGCCCTTTATGGACAGCAAATGAAAAATGCCATCTGTAGCATCGAATATTAAATGGCTCAAAATCTGGACGGTGATAACGTGGACCCCGAGAAGTTCTATCCCGTTATCAACCGTCAACCTGGGCGGTTTCTTCAATTTTGGGATGCTTTCTTTCTTCCCGTTCGCTTTTCTTGTTTGCATGAAAGCAACATCATATGCATCCCTTTTCCCAAGTCTTGCGTCGACCTCAAGTTTAGCACACATTTCAGCTACCTCATCAGCTGAAAACTTTGACAGGACCACTTCCTCGAGGGTCTTATCTCCATACAACTTGTCATATGTGCTGATGATTGCCTTCCTGGTCATCACTTTCTGCTTAAGGGCACTCCAAAACCTTGCCACACGTTTCGCTGTCGGAGCTTCCCTGTCATAGGTGAGCTCTGGGTAATTGTCTGAACCGATTGGATCAGCGAAAACGGTGCGTGGCCTCTCTGTTCTGAATTCCAAGGCATGTGCGACAGACTTCTTCTCTTCGGTGCAGTGCACCGTGGTTGCGGCAATCACAGGTCCGCAAGAACTCGCAGATGGGTAATATACAGGTGCGTAAACAGTGGGCACGCTGACATCAGGCAAACCATCTGGTCCTGTTGCATTAGGTGGGCTAAAGAAATGTGCGGAATCAGTTGTCCTGTCAGACTGTTTGAGTTCCAACAAGCGCGTGCTGTGTGACATGGCTTGAGATTTCTCAAAAGCTTTGTTCTCACCAACAAGTTCCTGGGTGCGCTTCCACGGACCACTAAGAACAGCAGCTTGTGGCACCATCCCGCCGTTGGCAGAAATGGCATCCCAATAATACCTCAATTTGTTGACTTTTGCTATCATAGCATTGGCAACATCTGGCACAACAACATCTCCGACAACAGCCCCGCCTGGTGGCACAAAATGTGGAGGAGGAGGCACTACACGATCTGGTGGCCTCCCAAGCACCCCTGCAGGTGCAACACGGACTGGCCAACGACGTGGTCGCAAAATGCCACCACTCGCAGGCTCTTCAGCAGCGCCAGCAGAAACAACTGACTCTGAATCGAGGGCAGGGAAATCAACTGCACCTTCAACAATTTCCTGAGCAGGAAAATCAACTGCTCGATCAACATTTGTGCCTTCACCTGGCACTTCTTGCGGCATTGGAGCAAGGTCTTCATGTGAATTGTAATATGTCCACTCACCTGATGCTCTACTCAAGTCAACAGTGACTGAGAATGGTGCCTGCAAAGATGGCAATGAATCAACATCATCGCGCAAAGAACAACAACCGCGTTGGGCATGCGGTATTCTGATTAAATCTTCTTTTCCAAAATACTTTATGGATGCTTCCTCCCAAGGTTCCCAAGGGTGGGACCCTGTCTCGGTTGCGCCAGAATGGGCAACAGTGCTAGCGGCACCAGCAACACACTGGTCCGCTACAAGTTCGCTTGGTGATGACGTGTCGACAGAATGGATGTCAGGCACATAAGCGGCTTGGAGCACATGTAATGGAACCCCTAATGCTGGTTCTGAGGGTTGAGGTAGCATTGGTTCGGCAAATGAGTCAACGGCTGCCGGCAATGGTAACATCGACGCAGCAACAACCGGGCCTTTCTTTTTGTTTGGTGGGCTTTTGGCCGGTGGAGCCTTGACTTTCAACAACGTTGGTGCAAAATTAACAGCAAACCTTTC